CCACCGTATTACGAGTCAATGACGCTCGACATTCTGCGAAAAGAAATCCGCAAGGTTGTAGAAAGTGACCTCCCCAAGGAGGAAGTTCGCAAAAGAGTAAATGCTCTTGAGTTTCAAATCTCTAGGAGATACATTCGGTGAGTGAAGTTACAACCCTTTCACCTCAAATACGAGGCATCACTTATCCATTGACGGTAAGTAATGGCAACTTATCGACTAGCACAGATTATACTTTAATCACTGAACAGATTCGGAGTGTAATCGAAACTCGATACTACGAGAGAGTGATGCGTGCGGAGTATGGTATCGGAGATTACGTTCTTGAGGTACTTGACCCAGGTCAAATTAACTCTGCCATTCAATATAGCATTTTACAAAATGTCCAAGGGCTTTCCGACCTTTCTGTCACAGGTGACTGGAGAACCCAGGGAGAAAACGGTTTATATCGTGTTTTCATTGAGTATGCCGTCGACGGCGTGCCACAACCTCCACTCAACTTCACACTGGCTAACTAACCGGGTAAAAATAACCAACACAGGGCAAATCACGAGAGACTTGGATGGCGCAACGATTCAAGACAGCACCAGTCCCATCGGGTGAAGTCGCAAGGTACACAAGCGACCCGTATAATCTATCGTCCATTTATATGTTCGGTAGTTCCTCTCCCTTTACGGGGCAGGGGAACACGATTGTGCGCCCGAACGATGACCTCCTTATTCAAAAAGGTGGTAACAGGGCTCTCGTAGTTTATCAACGCTTGCTCTACGATGAGCAAGTGCAGGCTTGCTTTCGAAAGTTACTGCAAGAGGTAACTTCTCGACCTTGGTACATTCAGCAATATTCCGATAAACCTGGAGACCTCGCAGTGCGCGACTTTGTCGCCGAGGTTCTCGAGGAAATGCCTCTCGACGACATTTATACGGGAATGGCAGAGGCTCTAATCGCTGGTTTCTCCGTTGGAGAAATCATGTGGAAGAAAACGAAGCGCGGTGTGATACCTTTTGACGTTCGCATGCGCGACCAACGCCGTTTCGTTTTCCAAGAGGAGCAAGATGCTGCCAACGGTTTCACAATGCGTTGCCTCACCTTCAACCGTATGTTCGAAGGTGTGGAACTACCGCAACGAAAGTTTATCGTTAGCCGCTACTGGGTTTCGCACAATGGTGACCCGTATGGCGCTGCTCTGGGTCGAATCCTTTACCCACTTGTCAAGTTTCGCCGTCGCGCCATCGAATCATACGTACTCTACGGTGACCGCTACGCGACGCCGACAGCTGTTGCAAAAGCTCCGCTCTCCGCAAGCACGCGAGAGTTGGACACACTTTACGGACATCTCTCCAACCTGTCCCAAGAAACCGCAATGATTCTACCGGAAGGGTACGAACTTGAGTTCGTCGTTCCCTCCGGGTCTCCCGAGGTTTTCAAAAACCTGATTGATTACATCGACAAAGAGATTTCCCTTGTCATTTGCGGAGAGGATGAAGCAGGTCAAGCGGAGGCTGGATCTCGCGCCTCTTCTCAAGTTGCCAACACCATTCGCGTGGTCCGTGCCAGTGAAATTTCTGAGATGCTGTCACAAACTCTATCTCAGACTCTGGTTCGTTGGATTGTTGATCTCAACTTTGGCACTGACGTAGCAGCACCTTATCTCACTCGTGAGTTTCGGATTGAAGAGTCTCCCCTCACAATGCCGGACGTCTCCCTCCTCATTCAGTCCGGATACACTCCACGCAAAGAGTGGCTTGAGCGTCACTTCCGTGTGGAGCTTGAGGAAAAGAGCCAAAAGCAGGAAGAAGAGCAAGGCACAACATTCGACCCGCAGCAAGACCGAGACCTGTTCGGGTCCATCTTTGGTGGTGAGGGTGGGCAACCTTCCCCTCAACAGCAGCAAGCGGCGGCTGGAGACATGCAGGCTGCCGCAAATGAGACGGCAATGCCAGCAGGAGCTGCCCCAGAAGAGGGACAGGCGGATGCCGTGTCTCAACCCTCAGCCGAAGACCAACTGGCTGCCATCAACCCAAGCCAAGGTCCTGACGACTCAAGTCTTGACGACGAATTGGATTTCTTGTGGGACAATGAGCCCGAGGAAAGCATTTCCGACGAAGAAGAGAAGCCATTCGGCAATCAAAAAATCTCGGAAGACGAAGCAGTAGAGATGGATCGTAAGTAGGGTAAAAACTGAACAATGGGTCACTAATAAACACGGTGTTTACAAAACGCATCCACGTCTTCAAAGCAGGTGATCAAACCTCTGCCCAAGGAGTTCAGAGACACTTCTCTGAAAAGGACCTTGAGCAGGTGGTTAAAACTTATGATCCCTCGATCCATGAAGCGCCCCTCGTAATCGGTCACGCAGGCGACAATGACAGCCTTCCTGCATATGGTTGGATCCAAGGATTCAGCAAGCAGGGGGGCAATTTGTATGCCGACGTCGCTTTTACGGATACGGCAAAAGATCTGGTGAAGGATGGTCATTATCGCAAGGTTTCGATCTCATTCTACTCACCCGATAGTGCCATCAATCCTCACAAAGGAAAGTGGAGTGCCCGACACCTCGCCTTGCTGGGGGCCTCTCCCCCGGCGGTAAAAGGCTTAGAACCCTTCTCCTTCTCGGAGGCGGAGGGAGTCTACGACTTTGCCGTAGCTCTCGCTCCCTCGGATATCTTCGATGAGGAACTTGGTCCCACGCTTATTGTGGAAAAAAGCCCCCTCGAAATGCTCCGAGAGAAACTTGAGGCCGTCCGCGAGGACGTCTCAGGTGCGGTAAAAGAACTACAAGGTAATCAACAAGCACAACCTACCGAGGAACTGGAGGAAGTTACCACGTCATCCGTTACCGAACAACCGGAACTCGGACAAATGGCAAACCCAGACGCTCCTCAATTCAAAGAGTCCAACAAACACGTGGGTCGCGAAGGTACTGAAATCGCTCAGCAAACGGCTGACCTCGAAACTCAATTTCCGGAAGAGGAATTTATGGAACAAGGAAAAATCAGCCGGAAGCACGCTAAAGGTGCCCACGGCCAAGTCATGCAAGTCGTAGAAAACGTCTACGAGGAAGCACACAAAGAATCGACCGACGAGCGTAAAGCCGCTGCTGACCGCGCCTTCGAAGCCAAGCGCATGAAGAAGGAAGGTAAGGATGCTGAAGCTAAAGAGGTCAAGCGCTTTGGTAAGGAAGAGGATGAGCTTATCAAAGAAGCTAAGCATGGGGAAGTTCCCGAAGCCTTCAAGAAAAACATTGAAAAAATGAAGGCTAAGAAGGATTCTGCCGACCACGCTGAGAATGATGAGTTCGGTCGTTATGACACCGCTCGCTCCACCGATGGCGGCTATGTTGATCGCATGAAGACCGGTAAAGCGGGTGCTGGATCTGACACGGGCCGTTTCAAGACTGCCAAGAGTAGCGAGCAAGATCGCGACCGTATGCACACTGCTGAAAACGGTGAGCAAGACGACGATCGTATGCACACTGCCAAGTCTTCGATGGAAGATGCCGACGGTGAGAGCCGTTGGGCTGGTCAGTCTGACAACTACGAGCGTGTCAACAACATGGACCAGTATGACACCGACGCCAAGAGCTACGGTGTGAATGCCCCTAAAATTTCTGACGGCACTGACCCCTACGGTCGTGACGAAACCGAAACCAAGATGCCGACCGAGTCGGAAGAAATGCCCGACGACGAGATTTTCGCCGTTCAGACAACCAATGTTATGTCTGACAAGAACATGCGTGTTCTGCGTCAGAAGTCCTCCGATGCCCGTGCCAAGTCCGTTGGCACACACAACCTGCTCTACGCTGAGCCCCAAGCTGACGAAATGACCGGTGACGAGGGTGTTACCACCGCTCGCAAAGGAATGACAGCCAGCAAGACGGTTGAGCACGCTGAGTATGAAACTGGTGACATCTCCGGTGAAGCCAATCTGGAAACTCTGCGTGAAGAAATCGGCGACGGCAAAAAGTCCAAGAATCGTCAGCTGACTCCTGGCGCCATGGACACCACCGATGACCCTGGTCAAATTGTTGGTCCTGACGGTGCCTACGCTGAGTCCTACAAGGGCGAGCCCAAGGCCAAGTCCAAGCAGCTGACCCCTGGTGCTCAAGACAGCATTGACGATCCCGACCAAATCACTGGCCCTGACGGCGTATACGGAGAAGCCTCCCTGCAGTCCCTCCGTGATAACATCGGCGACGGCAAGAAGTCTAACGCCAAACAACTGACTCCTGGCGCCATGGACACTGTCAAGGATCCTGCTGAAATCAGCAAGAAGTCTGGCGGCGTCTATGCCGAGGAGCACGGTGAGAAGAAAGACCCCTACACCAAGACCGGTTTCGGTTCCACCTACGAAGAAGGTGAAGGCGATGACGGTGTTGATGAGGGTGAAGAGGACTACAACGAGCTGAGCGTTGATCACTCCGGTTGT